GGTACGCTTACCGACATGGAAAGCAGAGTAAAAGCGTTTGAAGAAAGTCTGCAACAGGCTGATTCTGACCTTGAACTTGCTGTGAAATCGGGTACTGAAAAGGCAATGAAAGAAGCAGGCGAAATGGTAAATCAGACTATGGAACTTGCTAAAATTTCAGGGCAGAACGTCAATAAAGTATGGTCTGAAAATTTCGGTCAGACTTTCAAGGAACTCGCAAAAAACGGAATTGACATTTCAGAGTGGACAAAGTGGGCGAAAGATTCAGGAACCGGCGTTGCTACTGTATTCGGTGCAACTTGGCGTGAGGACATTCAGAAACAGATTGACAGCGGTTTTGACGTTGCTGACTTGCTTGAATGGTGCTACAATTCGGGAGTAAACGCAAGTGAAATTTTCGGTGACGAGTTTATTTCTTACATTCAGTCGAGACTTGACGGCGGATTTGATGTAAAAAACCTGCTTGCGTGGGGCGCAGAATCGGGGTACAATGTTTCAAGCGTATTTTCTGACGAGTATGTGCAGAAGTACCAGCAGACTCTTGACGATACTGAGCAGTACAACATAAACGATTTTCTCTATTGGGCGGGGGTCAAGGGCATTGATATTGGTACACTTTTCGGTGAAAACTACCAGCATTATGTCAATGACTATCTTGGTCGGACTGAAACCGACTATACAAATCACTGTGAAAATCTTAAAGAAACAACTAATAGCTGGATTGAGTTTTTTCATGGCTCTATACGTGAAGCATATGAAGAAACAATGCGAAAGGCAAATGACATCAAGCAGGCGATTAATGATGCAATAAGCGACATTAACCCTGAACTTCCTGCAAATTTACCCGAAGGTGCAGTGCCTGTCCGTCGGTACGCAACAGGCGGATTTATTCACAGCGGTCAGGCAATTGTAGCAGAGGCAGGACCCGAACTGCTCGAAATTATGAACAATGGTGTAAAAGTTACTCCGCTTTCTGCTAATTCAATGGGTATACCAGTTGGAAAAAGTGGTAATCAGCAGATTTTTTACAACAACTATACTGTAAATGCTGTTGTTTCAAATGACTATGATGTGCGAAAACTTGCGGAAAACCTTGAAACAGAACGCAGAAGAATTTCCATGGGAGGGGGCATAAGTCCGTGAGCTACTTTATTTTTAATGAGACTTCAAGTGAAGATTTGGGAATTATGGTAACTAAGCCGGTTATACGCCCTTCGTGGCGTACCGAAGAAAATACCTTTAATCTGGTAGGAAAGTCAAAAAAGTACCGTCAGTCCTCAAAGACCTATACTGACGGTCAGATGAACATTGAAACAGTGATAACCGATACAAGCCCCGAAAATCTCCGTACAGTTTTTCAGGCTCTTAACGGTAACGGTAAACTGTGGCTCTCATCAGCTCCGAATGAGTTCCTGAACGTCAGTATTGACCCCATTAACATTCAGGCAGTCGCTCTGACTATGGGGGTATGCGTACTAAGTATGACCGTTGAACCGCTCGCCTACGTGCTTGACAGTCCGACACTGACACTTACAGACGGTACAAGCTATACAGAAATCGAAAACCGAGGCACTATCTACTGTGAGCCTGAAATCCGATTCAAACCGCAGTCTGCACAAACGGTAATAGACGTAAACGGTGCGGAATTTACAGTAAATACTCCGCAGGGGTGCAGTTTTGAGTCAACAATAGTCCTCGACTGCGAGGAAGAAACAGCTTACTTCATTCGCCCAGAAGGTCAGGCTTACCCGTGCTTGCAGTATACTTACGGTGACTTTCCGATTTTTCACACAGGCAAGAATTACATCAAGTTTACGGGTACGAACGAAGTAGAAATCAAGGTAAGGGAGAGATGTTTATGACAGGTACAGGCACTCAGGCAGACCCCTACATTTGCGAATCGTGGGACGAACTACTGAGCGTTTCTACAAACAAAAATAACTACATAAAAATGGCTGATTCTGATAACAAGACTATCAATTTCAACGAAATTCAACCAACGGGCTTTGAAAGTCAAATTGAACTTTCTGGAATAATTGACTTCAATGGTTGGACGCTTCTTAATTTTTATTCTGTTGCACAGGTCGCTTTTTATGTAAAAACAGGTTCAACATGGAAAAACCTTAACCTCGAAAAGTTTTCACACAAACATACTCGCTCAGACGATAAAAGGGTTTCCTTTCTCACAACGGATTACGACGAATCAAAAATTACTATAAAAGGCAGTGCATTTTCAGGTGTAATGCAGTATGGTGCAGGGTCAGGTATAAGCGGATTTCTTTACTCTGCTAACTACCGTGAAATCAGTGCAGAAGAATGCTCGTTTAATATTTCAGCATCAAGCAATGTAGCTTTTGTAGTCATGCGTGGTAGAGGATTTACAAACAGTGAGATTATAGCCGATATTAATGCCGACTCATGCAATATTTTTACGAGCGATGTATATGAGACTTTCCATAGCCGTGCTTTCAACAGCCGTTTTTACGGTAAAATCACTGTTTCTGATACATCATCAAAGATTTATTCAGGTTATTCGGACAGTGGATTCAGCGTGTACGATATTCGCACAAACGTGCCGTTAAAGTATATTGGAACTGGTATATCACTTTACAATTCAGACTTGTGTTCTGCATCAGAAGACAGTTCAGCAGTTTTCACAGCGGTAACATCTTTGCAGATGGCAGATGAAAACTACTTGAACAGTATCGGATTCAAGGTAGGAACTATATGAGTACTATACAAATTACTGATTTTGAACAGGGTACATTTGACGGCAGTGGTCACGAAGCTTCACGAAATGACAGAATCCGAAGTACAACGAGATTTCAGGCTGATACTACTGCTTTCAGTATAAAAATTTCAGCAGTTTCAGGCAAACAGCTTAAACTTGCCCTTTTCGGGTGGGACGAAAATAATACTTTCAGGGACTATCTGTACTGGTACAATAGTGGTGATACAATCTATACAAGCGGTAAGTCGGTCGAGTATCGTATTGCAATGGGATATACAGATGATACTACTATATCCCCGGAGGATATTACAGAGTGTTCTTTTACGGTCGGTGAATGGACAATAAATAACGGTACACTTGTACCGCCCCTAAGTGATTCCCGTCCTGCTACTGCTGAATATGCTATGTCGCCGCCTTACCCTAAGTCGCATTGGAGAGTTGACAAGAATATCAGTCCCGATATGCCGTGGCACGAACTTCTCAGCCACGCAAGAGGTCTTGATTTATGGTCTTTGCCCCGTGAGCATACTATCAGAGTGTACGATTTTCAAGAACCTCAAAGCGGTTTTCAGCACAACGGACTTGCAATTCTCCGTCCCTCAGAGTGTATTTCTACTCATGAACTCAATGGACGGTGGGACGTAACTCTGACGCACCCCATTGACCCACAGGGGCGTTATAAATACCTTACTCCGCCGAATGTACTGAAAATTGAAGGTCAGCTATTCCGTATTGACGAACACGAAAGTACTGTTGACCAGTCGGGGGCGGTGATAAAAGTACACGCAAAACACATTTTCTATGACCTCGCTGACACGCTGATTATGGACTTGACTTTGAACAGCCTTAACGGTTTCAATTTTATTTACTCCCTTATTCACGGTCAGTTTCATTACGGTCAGCCGTCAGGGTACGATACTTACGACTTCAATTATTATTCCGATATACAGGACGCTTGCGGTACGGTACAAATGGAAAATACGTCAGTAGCAGGTGCTTTGATAGGTACTGACAACTGCTTTGTAAATACGTTCGGGGGCGAGCTGTACAGAAATAACTTCTATTTCAGTATAAATTCACGCATGGAGTACGCTCAGGACAACGCATTTGCTTTGAGGTACGGCTTTGATATGACTAAAATTACTCAGAAAATAGACTACAATGAGTTCTGTACGTTCATTGTCGGACGTGACAATTTCGGTGCAGGGTACGACAAGGCATGGGCTCCGGGCGGACTTCCTATCCATCACGAAAAGTACAGATATTTCAAGTTCAACTACCCGTATCACGACTGGAACAGGTTTGTACATGATGTAGATGCACTGTTCGGACCGTTGCACGTCCCAAAGGTAAGCTACGAAGTGAACATTGCAAGTCTGAGGAACGACCCAAAGTACAAGGGCTTTGTGGATTTGCAGAATTACAGGTTAGGTGACAAAGGGCGTATTTACTGCGAAATGCTTGACATTGACACTGAACAGCAGATTGTAAGCGTTGAGAAAGACGAGCTGACAGGTGACATTCTCAATATAAAACTCGGAAATATAGGATATTCTTTTGTACGTCCGCAGTACAAAGCAAATACAATTTCGTCAGGCTACTCCGTTTCTGACCGTCAAATGCAGGCTATGCAG